TTAGGGAGCAATTAAAGTTTTGGAATGAAGTAAAACAAGAAATACAACTATTATGAAGGCAATACAAATTTTAAGTTCAGTAAACCTAACAAGCGGTTTATCAATCCCATCGGGTTCAGTATGCGTAATCGCAGAAGGTTACGCTGATGTAAAATCACAAAAAGACGGAATCATCCCCGCCCAAATCGCAACCTTTGTTTTTGCAAGTGTTGGGGCATTGGCAGAAGGCAAAGCACCGATTCAAGGCATTGAAGATTTTAACACCACTTTTTCCAACCTTGAATTATCAGTGGTAGCGTATGAAACAATCCCCGCAGAATCATTGTTGGTCAATGCCGTGTACGATGCATTGGTAGCCGTTTATGGTGCGGAGAATGTGGAACAAATAACCATCTAATCGTTTTATTAAGACATGGCAGCAATTAAAAAACCCAATGCCCTACCCGTAAATTTTGAACAATTCAAAAAGAATCCAGTTGCTGCCGTGGCTTTTTGTATGCTGTTGGCTGTGTCTTATCTTTACATGGACCTTCGTTCGGGCTATAAAGAACAAATTGAAAAGGCAAACCAAAAGATAGAAGCGTTGGATGTGAAGATTGACAAACTCACATACGCCCTTAAAAAGTCCGATTCGTGTTTGGCTGCAACGATGACCGAAATCCGCATCATGCAAACAATGAAAAAACTATGAGAACGGCATTATTAGTTTTCACCGCCCTATTTATGACGGGTTATGTGTTCACAATTGCAAACGCAAAACAAACCCCTACAATCGATGAAATAGATGCGTTGCTTAGCAAGGTATCAAAAAATGTAGAAAGTGCGGGAGAAGTCACCAAAATGGCTCAAACGATGAATGCAAAGATGGTTGAATCAAAGGTTGCGGAAAAGGAAGCGTTAAAAGAGGATGTTAAGAAGGCGGAAGCCCAGGTTAAAACATTGGCACAAAAAGTTGAGGTGTATGCGGTTAAAATGATTGGAAGTGGTATTGACACGGCCACCGAGGAAATCAAGTACAGTGGCCCCGTGTATGATGCGTGGTTGAACTATGTTGAAGAAGGTGGTAAAGAGGATTTTGCGTATTTCAGATTATATATTTACAAATAATGGCAAAGGCAACCAACACATCGACATTCCGTGCAAAGCCCAAAAACAAATTGGGCAGACATACAAAGCACACAAACAAACACAAATCAAAAAAAGCCAGTAGAGGCCAAGGATAATGAAAAAGATATTAGAGATTTTCAAAGGTGACCAAGGTCAATTCAGTTCAAAGCGTTTCGTGGGTATCATTGGGGCGTTTGTACTATTTGGAACAATGGCACACAATTCAATGTCACCCCAGGAGATAGCACCATCCAAAGAATTGGTGGAAGCGGTTGAATGGGTAACGATTCTAACATTGGGATTTACATCAATTGATAAATTTAGCAAGAAGGATGAAAACTAAACAAGTACATTTTCGGTCGTATAACTACGAAAAGATTGAAAAGAAGCAAATCTATTTACACCACACGGCGGGTGGACCCAGTGGCGAACAAGTGTTTCAGTATTGGGAATCACAAGCCAACAAAGTTGCAACTTGTGTTGCCATCAGTAATGACGGAACAATCGTGCAAGGATTCGGAAGCGAGTGTTGGGCGTATCACCTTGGGTTAGGTACAAAACATTTTATGGGCCAGGGGTTGCCATACCTTCCGTTGGATCGTTCATCCATTGGTATTGAGATTTGTAATTACGGACCATTAACACAAAAAGGTGGTAAGTATTATAATTATGTAGGTGGTGAAATCAAGAAGGACGATGTAATTGAGTTGGATAAACCATACAAGGGATACAAGTATTGGCAGAACTACACAGATGCACAAATTGAATCCGTAAAGGAGTTGTTGATCCATTGGAATACGAAGTATGGCATTGATTTGACTTACAACGATGATATTTGGGATGTAAGCAAACGGGCATTGAAGGGCGAGGAAGGTGTATTCACACATAATTCGGTTAGACCAGACAAGGCGGATGTGTACCCACACCCCAAGTTAATTGCAATGTTGAAGTCACTCACAAAGGAAAAGTAACCATTCACAAAGAAAGTGGGTTAATTCTCACTTTTTTTTAATCTTTTTATATTTGTAATTTGGAATTACCAATTGAATGGTTGTATATTCGTGTTATGAATATGACAAACGAACACAAATTTACTCGACTTAATGGCATCACGGGATTTGGAATGGCCGAATACAAGTTTGAAATTATGGTTGGTGACAAAAGATTTGTTATCACCAAACTAATTGAAGGCGAGTGCAAGGGATTGTGGCAGTTATACGATGCCACAAGTGGATATTGCGATGAATGTATTTGTATTGATTGCCAGTTGAGATTTATCAAAGACGAAATTCGTCATGGCATTATTGAAGATTACATTCAAAACAAATACAACTAATAACATGGATATGACAATCAACATTTACGAGTGTGTTTATCGCACAGAAGAAGGCAAGGAACTTTACACCAAAACTTGGTATGCACCATCGTGGGAACACGCTTATCGCATGGCGGAAATTTATCGCACAGTCACTTTACACGATGCGTTTGATTTTATTTTACAACGCATTTAATTTGGAATCTAAAATTATTTAACCTATTTTTGAAAAGACAAATAACATGGATATAATTTACTTCATTCTACTTACACCCGTTGCGGTGGTTGTTTCCTTCCTTGGATGGAAGTTGAGACAGTACAAAAATGACATTAACAAATTACCAGAAGCCAAGCCATTTGAGTACGAACGGGACCAATACATCCCGCACTTTGATGAGTACACCCAAACATTGTATCAGTTTAAGACGGGCAAGAAATGAACGACTCATTATTAATTTGGACACCAGAACTAAACAAGTTGCGGGAGGTATTAGAAACCAACAAGCATTTCAAACACATCAAGATTATTGAGATGCACTATGAATCGGAGTTAATGGATTTATGGCGTATCACATTTAAGGATGATTTGACATTGTGGGATGGTTATGAATTAGGAAAAGAATGTAAAATTATATGACAACACACGAAGCGTTAAACGAAGTATTCAGCAAATCAAACAAAGAATTATCAGAGGTATTGCAAACCAATTACAACACGGTAACCACATGGAAATTTCAATTCAAACGGAACGGGTTATCAATGGAAAAACAATTTGAGATTTTAGAGCAGTTAAACTACACATTAAAAAACAAAATAATATGGAACAAACAAAAAGAAGTGCGGTAACCAATGTAACCGCCAACGGATCATTCGATGGCCAGTATGGCACATTGTACAAATTTGAAATCACCTTCGCCAATGGCGATTCGGGTGAGTATGCAAGTAAATCAAAAGACCAAACCAAATTTAGTGTTGGGGTTGAAACGGATTACACCATCACGGACAGAACATTCAAGGACCGCATCTACTACAAGATTGCACCCGTAATGGCACAACCAGGGGCAACACAAGGATTCACACCAAAACCCAAAGACCCCGAAACGGGCAAACACATCATGCGTATGAGCGTGTTAAAGGTAGCGGGTGACCTTGTCATCAACGGGGACATTAAATTGCATGAGATACTATCCTATGCCCAAATTTTTGAGAATTTCGTGAACAATGGTGTTGATACTTTGCAAGGGTCACGACCAACTACACAAGACGATTCGGGATTACCATTTTAACAAATAAGATATGACAACAATACAAAAATTAGCGGAAACAATGATAAGTGTTGAAGGGGGTAATTATTGCCCCCTACAATTCCACATTGAATTAAAAGAAATGGCGGAGGCCATCAAGGAGTTTCAAGACCAGGTTAAGCCATTGGCATTAACCGAGGCGGTGAAATGGCATGGTCAAGTTTACTTGGGTTATGAGATAACAAAGAAAGCGGGTGGGGGTCGTTACAATTATGACCATATACCCGAGATAATTGAATTAAAGAACCAGGTTAAGGAGTTGGAAAAACAAGCCCAATATGCGTATAAAACAACCAACCAAGGTTTGTTGATTAGTGCGGATGGGGAATTAATAACACCCGCCCAGTATATTCAGAATGAGGACACAATCCAAATAAAACTAAGCAAATGAGAATGTTTATTTTATCGCTTATCTGTATTGTATTAAGCGGGTTGGGTTACGGGTGGTTAATTGTGCATCACCCGTATGTGGCCCAGTGCATCGGAATGTCGATGGTGGGGTTGGGTGGTGTCATTTGGATTGTTGTAATGGTTAACGCAATAAGAAAATGAATAAGTCATTAGCCAAATACGAAGCGTTCAAATCCATCATTGAATCGGGCAAGGCCAAATCGATGTCACATTTGATTTACAAATCGTTGTTAGTGGAACCCCGCACCATCTTGCATTTTCGGGATGTGTTGAAAATACCCCATCAAAGTTGCACGGGGATGTTATCACACTTGGAAGATACGGGATGGGTGTATAAACAACAAACCATTAAAATCAATGATAAGTCATACACATTGTTTAACGCTGAAACGGATTCACAGAAGGCAAAGGAACGGGCCACCCAGGTTGATAAGTACAAGAAACAAGAATGGATCAATCGAGGGTTTAGAAATGGATGGTTTGATGAAAAGACGGCCAATGATATTGCCATTCAATTAAAATTAAACCTATAAAAAAGGGGGCAATGAAGCCCCCCTCAATCCTATGATATGACAAATAACAAACGGATTTTGCAAATATACGGATAATTTATTTTATATTTGTAGGGTATTACAGTTATGTACGAGATAACTAACCATGACCTTTTGCCCTTGGCATACCATCAACTCGTACTTGGTGGTTTGTTCAAGGGCTTTATTATTTTATGAAAAACGAGAACGAAGAATTGGGAATGTTTGTGTTATTCCCCACAGAATATTTAGAACACATGACACCCAGACAAGCCGTATTAATGGGAATGTTAATTGGTATGGCTAAACGGAGTGGGTACGCATATCCATCAAATAAAACAATTGGTACAATTTTGAACATGACCACAATCACAGTTCAAAGAGAGTTAGCCATATTGGAACAAAATGGATTTTTAACCAGGGAATTAATACGAGATGAATCAATGCAAATTATTGCACGGAGAATATATCCTCATATCAAAACGGATAGGGGGGTAGTATCAGAATTGAGGGGAGGGGTCATATCAGATTTGATACCACCCTCATATCAGAATTGCAATAGTAATAAAGATAATACTATAAGTATAAATAATAAAAGTATATATGAGTTCCAACATTTTTGGGATTTATACAAAAGAAAAGGAACTAAGGCCACGGCGGAAAAGGCATTCAACAAATTGAGGAATGATGAAAAGGAATTATTATTGACCTTTATTCCAAAATATGTGCAAAACCATGAAGATGCCGCGAAAATGGAGTTCATCCCGCATTTTGCCACATTTATCAACCAAAAGCGTTGGAATGATGAATTGCCATATCAAATAATTAAACCACTTGATAATACAACAAATAAACCGAAACTTGCCACACTATGAACAAACAACAAATCGTACTTGCCAACATTCTGTATTATGACACGGCCCGTCATTTTTTACCCCAAGTAAACAAAAATTGGTTTACCGATCCATTTGCAAAACGATTGGTCGAAGTCATGACTAATATGTATTTGAATGATGAACCAATTGATATTGTAACCTTGGCACATCACTTTGAAAGGATGGACATGGTGAAAATTGTTAAACTGCAACAAGAAGCCAGTGGAATCCATGACATCAAACCACACTTGCAATATCTTGAATACGATTATTTGCGGAATGAGTTGGTCCGTAAAATTAGTGGGATTGACATTGATAAGGATTTGAAAAGTTTGGTTAACGACATTCAAGATGCGTTGGAGATGGTGACCTTTTCAACGAATAAAGAACCCGAACAGATTATTAAGTTGACCAACCAAGTGGTTGACAAAATCATTGAGAACACCAACAAAGGAAACGCATTAACGGGGCGTGAAACGGGATGGAAGTTTTTGGACAAGTATTTAGGTGGTTACAACGAAGGGGATATGATAGTGGTAGCGGGTCGCCCAGGAATGGGTAAAACTGCATTGGCATTATCATTGACCAAGGAGTTCGCCAAATTGGGAGGCAAGGCCTTGTTTATGTCATTGGAAATGTCCGCAGAGCAATTGGCAAAAAGATATGTTTCACTTTTGGGAAATATTGACAATTGGAAGATTCGCAACGGATCGTTACAAGCGTACGAAATTGACAAAGTGATTGAGATGGCAAACAGACAGACCATTAATTTTTGGGTGGATGATGATGTGGACACGCGATTAAGCCAAATCAAAGCGAAGGCAAAAATTCACAAGTCACGCCACGGGTTGGGATTATTGGTGATTGATTACATACAATTAATGAAAGGAACCAAGGACATGAGGGAACAAGAAATTGCCGAAATATCCCGTGGGCTTAAATTGTTGGCAAAGGAGTTGAAAATCACGGTGATGGTGTTAGCACAGTTATCCCGCAAATCCGAGGAACGCGCCGACAAACGACCATTATTATCAGACCTACGCGAATCGGGTGCCATTGAACAAGATGCCGACATCGTTATGTTTCCATTCCGACCAGCGTATTACCAGGATGAAAAACCCGAAATTGAAGATGCCCAACTTATTATCATGAAAAACAGAAACGGGGAATGTGCATCCATTCCAACATTTTACGAAGGGCGTTTGACAAGTTACACAGAAAATACCCAACCAAAAATTTCATCACCTTTTGAATTTTGAAATTAAAATAGTATAATTGTATCGACAAATATGAAAATGGATATCAAACAAACGGTGATTGACTTGCTAAGGCAGTACACCGACTTCAAAGACAACGACCAACAATTGGTTGCATGGTATTGGAAATTGGAAATGGAAGCGATGGGATACCCATCATCCAACACCACCGCGATGAACTTCTTAAAATTAATGGCCAATGGGCGGTTAACATCATCCGACACGATTACCCGTGTTCGCAGATTGGTGCAAGAAGAAACACCCGAATTGCGTGGTAAAAAGTACGATGAACGCCAGGCCAAACAATCACAAGTAAAAAAGGATTTAGGATATTGACATGACAAACAATAAACAACAAACTTACACTATTGAACAAATAGCCAAGCAAAACAACATTGCTTTGTATTTGAACGCCAAAGGTGAAGATAACACTGGGTTTTCATCTCGTGGAAATAGTC